CAGTAACTGTCCCTGGTCTTCCTGCAGAATAGTCAGGCGACCACCGCGATTGACATACATCGGCGTTTCGGTGGTGTCTTCTTCGGAAATTTTCCCGCGGTTAGTCGGGCGAACATATGAGAGTTTGTGTTTGATTTTCACACGGTTCTCATCAAATGGTTCGATTTCCAGGTTGAGTGAGACCTTACCTTTGGTTTTCGTGTTCATCACACCGGAAGCGACTTCACTGAGAACTGCGCCGATTTTGGTTTCAAATACGCCGCCGTCCAGCTCCCCGATAAATGCCTGCACATCAGTACTGCGTTCGCTAGCCATTTTGCTGCTCCTCATCATATCGACCCTGCAAGGCCGATTAGTTTCTCCACAAAACAGAGAAGAACACCTGCGGTGGCAGCCGCCCGGATGGATTGGGTTATGAGCCCGTCGTCCGGTGATGCTCTTCTCTGTTTTGTAAAAAGGACGGTACCAGCCGGAAGCAAGGGTACAAACTGGTACCGCCAGGACTACACACAGCATAAAGTTGTGGTGCCGGGTGCCTCCCGGTGCCTGGCGAAGGTTGCACACCAGACGGGTGGGTATCCACAGAAGGTCGACTGTCAGCCTCAACCTTAACCCGCGTGCGCTGAGCCGCATTCACCACAACGCTAAGGATTCTCTTTGGTTGAAAATACTTAGCTGTTATGTGCCTGTCTTTTCACCACTTCAGGCTCGGTGGTATCCTTTTAAGCCCGTATACATAAAAGGAAAATCAAATGACTTTTGATGAAAAAGAACTTGATAATGCAATTAATAAAATCATCGTAACGTCGCTCTTTTCCTGTCTCAGCGACACTCAGCAGAAACAGTTCTACGAATCGGCTTTCAACATGATCGAGCGTTGTTGTTTCTGCGATGCCGACGAGTTACCTGAAAAAATCAGGAAACAGTTGGCTGATGCTCTTCGAGTGCGACTTTCTGACCAATTTTCTGAAATGTGCTCTCGGAATTTGGACAAATAGAAAAAGGCCATTTCCATTCAGGGTCTGATGGAAATACTTCAGCCTGTTCCAAAGCACGGCGTAAAGAGAACACAACTCCAGCCATAATCTGATGTTTCCCATTGGTCCAGCTATCGCCGCTCTGATCTACAGGGGCGGCTATGTCGTATGACCAAACGACTTCACAGTTATTGTTTAAAATCTGGACTTTCATTTCATACACCTGCTTTAACATGAGTGCCTGGTGGCACAACATGACTCAACGAATCATCCTGGACTTCATATGCCCCAGGCGGCTACTTCGTGGGCGTCCTGCCTGTTCGTTATCTTTGATATAAAATCTAACTTAACTTAGCTATTATGGCAAGAGAAAGCACCAAACTTTTCTTAGTTCGGTGCCTTAGTTAGAGAAGAGAGGTCTTAGAGTTCGTATTGAACTCCTTTGACTACACCAATGATAAGGCAATTACCATTGATAGGGATGTTGGGATACCGAGGATTTAATGGCACTAAAAACTTTTGAGGGCCATCGATGACTAACTTTTTTACTGTAGCTTCGTTTGTTCCATCAAGTCGAGCGATGACTATTTTTCCATGACGAGGTTCTGCATCTGGATCTACAATCACTGTTGCGCCTTCTGGTATTGTTGGGAGGCCATTAGGGTTAGTCATGGAGTCACCTTTAACCTCTAATGCAAATGAGTTATCACCAATCTTTAATGATGTATCTACCCACTTGTCCACTTCACTAAACACTTCTGCTGCCCTGCACTCAGTAAACTGCCCAGCCTGAACCCACGATATTACAGGAACTCTGCGCATGTTTGTGACGAGTTTGCCTTCAAACTCAGCACCATAAAGAATGTAATCTATTGACGTATTGAAGAACTTCGCTAATTTCGAAAGTGCCTCCCCACCAGGGGTATTGATGTCTTTCTCCCAGTACCCCACAGCAACGTCGCTTACTCCACAAAATTTACCCAATTCTTTCTGGGACGTTCCGGTAACTCTTCTCAGAGCTTTTATACGCTGACCAACCGTTTCCATAGGAGCACCATTTCTTGAATTGCTAAGTAATCTTAGTTTTTATTGACCAAAGATAGATTTGTAATTAGCATCTAATAAAACTTAGTTTGGAGGGCGTATGACAACTGACGATATCGAAAGCTACTTCGGCAGTATTGAGAAAGTTGCTGCTTTTTTCGGCATAACAACTGAAGCCGTTTATCAGTGGCGAAACCGTCCGGGCCAGTTAATTCCAAAAGGACGTGCAGCAGAAGCTGCATATAGAACTTGCGGACGGTTGCCATTTAAACCTGAGCTTTATGAAAAATCTAATGGATAAATCGATTAACAGAAACCACAGAACGATGAGGCTAACCGTGGGTAAGCATCACTGGAAAGTAGAAAAACAGCCTGAGTGGTACGTGAAAGCTGTCAGAAAAACTATCGCAGCGTTGCCGGGTGGTTACGCTGAAGCAGCTGACTGGTTGGATGTAACAGAAAACGCATTATTTAACCGCCTTCGTGCCGATGGCGATCAGATTTTCCCGCTGGGATGGGCAATGATTTTGCAACGTGCTGGTGGAACTCACTTCATTGCTGACGCTGTGGCGCAGTCTGCAAATGGCGTCTTTGTGTCTCTTCCTGACGTCGAGGATGTGGACAACGCCGATATTAACCAGCGCCTGCTGGAAGTCATTGAACAGATTGGCAGTTATTCCAGACAGATTCGTTCGGCAATCGAAGACGGTGTGGTGGAACCGCATGAGAAGACAGCAATTAACGACGAGCTGTATCTCTCAATTTCGAAGCTGCAGGAGCATGCAGCACTGGTCTACAAAATCTTTTGCATTTCAGAAAGTAATGACGCCCGCGAGTGTGCAGCTCCGGGCGCCGTGGCGTGTCGTGACTGTGGAGAAACTAACGCATGAACAGTTTAACAACACACTACCGTCGCTCGCAACTGATTGCGCTTCCTGTACCGGGTGGAAAAGCGAAGGTGGAGTATTGCTATGCAGTTAATGTACCAGGTGACAGGGAAATTGTAACCCACAGCTTTGCTGAGTGGGCTGTGGGTGATTTCAACCGGCAGAAGGAGACAGTCCTTTGCGACAAGTTAACCGCTGGTTCAAAGATCACTACGGAGTGCCCGTCAGAGTCATTCGTTGGGAGCCGGAAACACAACGAGTTATCTACCTCCGCGAAGGCTATGAGCATGAGTGCTTCAGCCCGCTCGAACAGTTTCGTCGTAAATTCAGGGAAATAGAGGTCGGTCATGAGCACTAAATTAACCGGCTATGTATGGGATGGTTGCGCTGCATCAGGCATGAAATTATCCAGCGTGGCAATTATGGCCCGCCTGGCTGATTTCAGTAATGACGAAGGTGTGTGCTGGCCATCAATTGAAACCATTGCCCGTCAGATTGGCGCGGGGATGAGTACCGTCAGAACGGCTATCGCACGGCTGGAAGCAGAAGGCTGGTTAACGCGTAAGGCGCGTCGCCAGGGTAACCGCAATGCGTCGAATGTTTATCAGCTTAACGTTGCGAAGCTTCAGGCAGCGGCATTTTCTCAACTGTCAGATTCTGACCCGTCAAAATCTGACGCATCAAAATCTGACCCGTCAAAATTTGATGCGTCGAAATCTGGCAAAAAAGCGGGTTTTCACCCGTCAGAATCTGGCGGGGATCCGTCAGTAAAATCAAAACATGATCCGTCAGATAAAAAACCTTCTCGTCCGGACGCTTCGCAACCGGACACGCAGACGGCTGAACAGTATTTTTTAACTCGCCATCCTGATGCGGTTGTATTCAGCCCTAAAAAGCGCCAGTGGGGAACGCAGGATGATTTGACCTGCGCACAGTGGCTCTGGAAAAAAATCATCGCCCTGTACGAGCAGGCCGCCGAATGTGACGGCGAGGTGATTCGTCCCAAAGAACCGAACTGGACAGCCTGGGCAAACGAAATTCGCCTGATGTGTGTGCAGGATGGTCGTACTCACAAACAAATCTGCGAGATGTACAGCCGCGTCAGCCGCGATCCGTTCTGGTGCCGTAACGTGCTCAGCCCGTCGAAGTTGCGGGAAAAATGGGATGAGCTTTCCCTGCGCTTATCGCCGTCCGTCAGCACGCACACAGAAAAACGTGAAGACCCGTACTTCAAAGCCAGTTACGACAATGTGGACTACAGCCAGATCCCGGCAGGATTCAGGGGGTGATTATGAGTCTTTTGAATGAAGTTCAGAAATTCATTGAAGCCCATCCAGGGTGTACTTCCGGAGACATTGCTGATGCTTTTGCAGGTTACTCACGGCAGCGCGTTCTGCAGTCAGCAAGCAAGTTACGTCAGAGTGGGCGTGTGGCTCACCGTTGTGAAGGAGATACACGCAGACATTTTCCGCGCCTGACTGAGAGAGCGCAGGAGCCGGAACCACAACCAGTTCGTGAAACCAGACCTGTGCGCAATTTCTATGTCGGCACTAACGATCCCCGGGTGATTTTGTGCCTGACCCGCCAGGCGGAAGAACTGGAGTC